AACCAGCGTCACCAACGTCAGAATCGGGACTGCCACGAAGAGTGTGGGCAGAACCGAGATTAGGGCCTGGGCAATTGCGTTCACTGTGGCGGCCGTCCTTCATCAAGGATCTTCTCGGCAGCCAACCGGGCTGCCTCGGCACTCAGGCTAAGGCGGGACCGCACAAAGCAGGCACCAGCAAGCGCTAGGAACATAGGGCCAGTCACTAGGCCGCCATAACCGAGCCCGAGCAAAACGGAGACGCCGTAGAGAGCGTACGCCGGCCCCAGTGTTCGCAGCCCCACCCGCTCCAGCCATGGACGACCGCCGTAACGCCCCCAAACGGATGCAATGCCGCCAACAACGAGCACGACCCCCCACAACCGCACGACCTCGGGCAACGCGATCAGCACCCGAGACATCGCCTCGGACACCGAGGCACCGATCAGGATGGCCGTGATCCCGATGGGGACCGCCATGCCACTGGCAACAATCTGAAAGGGGGACCGAAGTAGTCGATCGCTAACCCTGCTCCAGGCTGCGGTCTTAAAGGATTCGCTTATCGTCCGAAATACTCGGCTCATCAAGGACTCCGTTGTGGTTAAGCGTCACGCCGCCCCAAGGCTGCCGACCTTGCCGCCTGTATGGCGAGTTGCTCGATCCAACGCCATGATGGCGGCCGGGATGCCGTCGATCTTGGTCCTCGACTTGCGCTTGTTCGGCTTCATGTTGCCGGCTGCATCCTCGTCCAACACCACGTTGTCTGCCATCCATCGCAACACAGGGTTGCGTCCATGCGCGATCCGATGCTGCGTTACTAGGCGAAGGAACTCGCGCGTCGGCGGGCCATAGCTCGCAAATCCCTGACCGACCTCGTACATCGTGAAGCCAGCATTGGTTAGCTGCTGCTGCATCTGGGTCGCGCCCCAGCGGTCGTAAGCGATCTCCTGAATGTTGAAGAACTCGGACATCGCCTCTATGTCCCGACGGATCGTCTCGTAGTCGATGGCATCGCCCGGCGTTGGCTCGATGAACCCTCGCTGCACCCAATTCTCGTATGGCGCCCGGTGTCGCAGGCCGCGCTCTCGAATGTTCTCTCCCGGCAACCAGAACCGACAGAGGAATCGGTAGATCCCCGTCTTCGGGTCATCGGGAGGGAAGCAGAGCAGGAAGGCGGCCAGGTCACTGGTGCTGGCGAGGTCGAGCCCACCGTAGCACTCGCGTCCCACCAGCTCGTGCTGCACGATCGGCGTCGAGCACTCCTGCCAGTGAGCCATATCAATGCCCTGGGTTTCAGCGCTTGTCCACATATTGAGGTGGACCCGCCGGAACTTACTCTGGTACTTGAGCTGCTGTTGGGCCTTGCGGACCTCACCTTCGAAGTAGGAGGGCATGACCGTGACGCCATAGTTGGGATTGGCCAGGCGGTGGGTTTCCGGAGAGGTCCAGTCAGCGCCTTCCGCCGCACCGTAGATCACGGCCAGCCAAGTCGGGTCCTCGATAATCCCCTCGATCACCTCCCGGCTGTACTCATGCAAGTCCCAGCAGAGCGAGGTACGGTCCCAGCCGGCAGTCGTAACGCCAACCACCAGAGGCTGGTCACGAGCCGCCGTCGATGTGGTCAGGGATTCCCACAGCTCACGGTTCGGCTGTACATGCAGCTCATCAAAGATGACGCCGTGCGCATGATAGCCCCAGCTCCCATCAGGGTCGGCGGGGACCGCCTTGTAGAACGAACCCTCGGAGATGCCTCGCGTAACATAGATCGTCTTGCTGTAGTCGATGCACTTGCAGCGTGCCCGCAGTTGCGGATGGTTGCGTACCATCGCTGCGGCGATCCGATAGATGATGCCGGCCTGCTCTTTATCTGACGCCGCACCGTAAATCTCGGCGCCGGGTTCGCCATCCGCCGTAAGCAGCTTGAGTGCAATGGCAGCGGCCAATTCCGATTTCCCATTCTTGCGCGGGACTTCCAGGTAGACGGTGCGGATTCGCCGCTTGCCATCTTCGTTCAGAATCCCAAACGCCGGCCGGATGATCTCGTGTTCTTGCCAGAGTCGAAGGTTGAACCTCGTACCGCTCCAACGGCCTCGTGTGTGTCGAAGAGACTGAACGAACTCGACCGCATCATCCGCCGCCCGAGCCTCCGCTATCGTGCGGGGCGTCCAGAGCTTGACGGACGTGGCCGAAGGCACTGCGGGTTAGCGGATGCCGCCGGGCAGATCGTCCTCGGTGCCATCCTCGGGGATCTCAATGCGAGAGCGTGAGGATGGCGTCAAGCCAAACACCTCGGCGTAGCCACGAACGATGACCAGTGCTCGCTGCTGGATGATGACCTCTGGGCGAGTCCGCACCTGACCGGTCGGAGTGACCAACGTCAGACCCTTGCGATTGACCGCCCGCGTGGCCTTGGCCAGCATCGCCAGCGCCTGACAGTAGGCCGCCAGAGCATCACCATCCGCTTCCGTGAGCAAGCCCAGATTGAAAAGCATCGGCGCCAGCTTGTCCCACTCTGCGCCAGCCTGACGATCCAACCAATTCGGCTTCTCCGGTTCGAGCGGGCGTGGACGTGCCTCAGACCGGTTCAGCTTGCGCTTGCCCGGATTGCCCGAGAGTATCCGCAGGCTGGTGGGCTGGGGTGCAGGGCCTGGGCGCATGGCGCTCCTCCTCGCGAGCCCCTGAGATGCCCAGCCTGGCGGCGAGGGGTGGGGGTCGCTATCTGGCCCCAGCCTGACGGCTACGGGGCGTCCTGGGCCGCCGTAGGGTGCGCAGGGGGCCATCTGGCGGGCAAAGCCTCGGACTAAGCGAGGGCTCAGGGCCGAGAGGAACAGAGAGGGGGGCTCGGAACAGTCCGGGGGGAGCTGTCCCGAGCGGGACACCCTGGGAAGAAAGCGGTGGGTCGCCAGTTGACCGGAGGACTGACGACCCTCGCCGAGTATTCTACCCGGTTGCTACCAGTCGTCGCCCCACTCGTTGCGCCAGGCGAACCAATCTGGCGCAGCGCCGGGTACTACCAGCTCGAAACCGCCTTCCGCTTCGACGGTCAAATCGACTGAACTGCCGTCGGGCGCCACCGTAGCAGCCAAAAGCCGGGCTGGAATCAGATCGCCGGAAGGCAACCGCAATGGCCAGTCGTTACCGATTTGACCGTCGAAGCAGCCTGGCGCGAACCTCTCGTACTCCCTCGTTCTGAGTCGGAACGAGAACTGCATCGCGGGCTCCTCCCTGAGATGAAGATTGGCCCGGAGCGAGGACCGCACAGGGGAGTGGCGGTCCCTTCTGTGATGACAACGATCCTGACGAGCCCGGAACCCCTCACTTGGTTTGCTGTCGTCACATAGCAATCCTCACGGGTCTTCCAGGTTTGCTGCGCTGCTATCCGGGCTTGGCTTCCCCTAGCCTCAGTTGGCCGTTGCCGGCAACGCACGCTCCGGTCCCCGCATTCTACCCCAGACGAGAGAGGGGGCCGAACTAGACGTTGGCGCGCTCGGTCGGCGTACCAATCGATGGATTCAGGCTACTGGCTTCGCCGCTGCCAATCACGAAGTCCATCGTCTCCGTGATTGCCCGCGTGCCCTCGCCCAGATCGGCATCGGCAGTAACTGAGACGGTGGCAAGCCCCAGGGCGCCCACGGTCGAGATCGTTACGACCCTGCCAGTGTCATCCACTGGAGTGACAGTCAGGACGCCGGGGTCGCTCGACTCCCAGCTAGGGACGCCATCGATCTGGGCCGGATTCTTGGCCGCGTCGAGTGGGTTGATCGCAGCTCGAACTTCCTGAGTGTCGGTGAGAGCGAAAGTAGCCATGGGAGCCTCCTCTGGTAGCAACGGGAGTGAACGAGTACGCACCGGACCCACAACCAGGCCGAGGCTAGGCGCTTCCTTGGGGATGACCTCCACGCGAATCGGAGGGATGCGGACCTCGAATCTCATCGGGTCATCTCGCTCCCTTGGTCGTTCGCCGGTAGCTCGGCCGCTACTGTGAACCGACCCTTGTCGAGAAACGCCATCGGCAACCGACTGCCGCATGTGCAATGCCGCAGAGGACGAACCCAGCGCCAAGCGGTTCCGGAGTGGGTGTCGACCTCATAGCAGCCATCGATCGCTTCGCCGTCTCGCAAAACTTCCAAGCGAAGGTCCCCGAACCGCACCGCGAACCGGCCCACACTACGGTTGTCGGTGGGAGCCAGCGCTGGCCTGCACCGAGCACAGCCAAAGTAGTAGTTCCGAACTTCCTTCAGTCTCAGACCGTCCACCGCAACCTCGAAGCTACAAACCGACCGTCTCGGACCCTACGGCCTTCAAGCCGGCCGAACTCCTGAGACACGCCGAGACTCCGAAGCGCCCTGGACCCCCAGACCGATCGAGGATTGGACAGTCTGGGACCAAAAACGGAGGAGCGCAACCTGCGGAGACATATTCAGCATCAAGCGGC